TCCGCCGGGCAGCTCCCTAAACGCCACTTATTAGGCTGTACGCGGTTGGCGTTCCACACCAATACGCGCAAATGCCCATATAGGTCGCTGTAATAGGTATCGCCGTAAGCGTCCGGCGGTAACTTATATTGCGCGTCTATAAGTCCGTACTGCAACCCCTCAAAGGTTATGTCGTATTCGTAGCGGCGTAGTCCGTTCTTACCCGGTTCGGGTAATTGGTTAGCCGTATAGGTACGCCCGTAGACTTTTATGCGGTCGCCAATATCGACGGGAAGGGGTACGGCTGACGAAACGGTAACGGTAACAACGTCGTCGGAAAGTAAGGCGGTTTTTTGGGTCGCCTTACTGATTCCGCTGACGTTCTTACGGCTGAAAAGCGGGGTTTCGCTTCCGTCGGAATGGGTAATTATAATCTGTTCCATACGATGATGCCGTTGGTGGAAAAGTCGGTTATTTCCTCAATAACCCCGGCAATTACGACGTAGTAAACGCCGTTTTCGGCGTAGGTATGCTTCAACGCCTTCGCGCCTGTGAAGTCGCCGTAAACGTCTTTGGTTACGGTGCCGTCGCCCCAATAGACGTTAACAACTTTGTCGGTCTTGAGGGCGATGCGTACTTCGCGGCTTGCGTCGTTTATTCGTTGGTGGCGAACTACACGTTTCACGGGGTCGGGTTCTTTTAATTTTAGGCTGAAAGTGCCTATCATCTTGTCGTCGTGCCAACGCTTAGACGGGGCTACGCCGTCGGAAGCGTAGACTTCGTAAAGTAGCGGCTTCGTCGGGTGGATGCTTATCATAAGCCGCGCCGTCCCGTCCTCGCGTAGAATATCGAAAAGTCGGTTTACCCTCTCCACGAAGTCAATTTTACCCGAAGCCTTCAACCAACAATTAAGCGTTATTTCGCGTTCCTCGTAACGCTTGTTTGCGAGGTCTACTACTTTGCCGTGGTAGTCGGGCCAATCAACCGAGGCGGCCTGCTTCAACTTCGGAAGGTCGGTTACGCCGTTGGAACTCTCTACCCTTATACCCATTTCGCGGAAGTTTACGCCGTTAAGGTAGTATTCAAGTTGCGAAACGCTGTTAAGGCTTCCGGCTATATCGTCGTCGGATAGGGCTACGTTGTAAACCTTCACTTCGTCTAAATCGGCATAGCCGTATTCCGTTCCATAGACATCTTGAATAATGGCTATTCCTGTAAGCGCGGCGGGTAGCGTAACACTGCTAACGCGCTGCGTGTCTAAGTAAAGGGTTACGGTGTTCCCGGCCTTCTTTATGGTAAGGAAGCCCCAACTATCGGGGTTTACGTCTATCCAAATTTCGCGGCTTCCCTCCAATAGCGCGGTATTACAAAAAAGCCCGATTCGCTTTCCTGTAACTCCGTCGGCGTATTTGTTCGCCTTGACCCACGCTAAAATAGTGAAGTTCCCGGTTAAGGGTATGACGTTAGCCGGAACTTCGGCGTAGCCTTCGCCGGGGAAGCGTAGGCAGTTGCCCTGTTTGCCTACGACAAAGGGACAGCCCACTATTTCCGCGTCGTGGCGGTTGGCGGCGAAGTCATAGGCTACGGTTGAACCGTCCACTTCGTCGAAGGGAAGGTTAAGTATAAGGTTTTGCTCTAATGCCATGTTACTTGCGTTTATCGGTTGTTTTTATTCTCGCTTGCTCCGTGGCCTGGGTTTGGCACTCTCCGCCGTGAAGGATGACGCTTACCCGTGCGTTGTCGCTTGCTGTTACGTTGACCTTTGCCGCGCCGTCTATGCTGACGACGACAAAGGCGTTATTTCTTGCCGTGATGGTTATCTCGCTGTTGTCACGCGCCCACACTTGGCCGGCATCAAAGTTACCGTATTCCACCGTCCCGGCGGCGTTGTCGAAGGCTATAACACTTCTTGGACTTTTCGCCGCTATTAGGTCGTCGGTGCAAAACACACCGAAGCGGGCGCGTATGTCGGCGAACTCGGCGCGAAGTTCCGGCGAAGGGTAGTTATTTTCGGAGCAGAAGTCCTGACCCTTGACGAAAAGGGTTATAAGGCGTTCTTTGGAAGAAGCCTTTAATATGAAGTCATACCACTCCGAACAAATACCCGCCGCCTTCGCTTCGGCTGCTAATCGTTGTTTAAGTTCTTGTAGTTGCATTTTGCTGTTGTGTTAGTCGGTTATTCCTTGGCTTCGTAGGTCGTCGCCGTCGTCTATTCCCAAACGGTTAAGTATGGATATAAGGCTTCCGGCTATGTTCCCTAATCGGTTATCCATGCTTGAAAGGTGGATAAGCTGCTGCCTAAAAATTTCAATGGCTATAACTTGGTTCTGCCTTACGGCGTTGGTCTGGCCTGCCAATAGGTCTATACTCTCTTGGCTTGCCCCCTTTATTGCACCGCTTAGGCTTGTCGGGTCGCTTTCGTCTTCCAATTCGGCGAATAGGTCTTTATACATATCCATCGCCGCCTTGAAGTTCTGCCCGGCTGCGGCTACCGCTGCCTTAAAGCGGTCTTGTTCGGCTTGGGTTAGTCCGTCGAAACTGCCGTTTCCTTCTGCGTCGAAGCCCATATCTTTTTGAAGCTGCTTAATTGCGTTCTGCAATGGCTTCTCCAAAAATTGAAGTTTTAGGGCGTTGGAAACAGCGTTTTTAAGCACGTTGTCGGCTACGTCGCCGAATACCTTTGCAGCGTCCTCTCCGCTCTCGAAGGCTTCTATAAGTGCGTCCTTTAATTCGTTGGCTAAGTCCCCGGCGGAAGTTTGGGTAATGCTTTTCGTGATTTCGGCGATGATGTCCTCAATCTGTCGCCCGGCTTCGGCGTAGCGTTCTTGGAACTCCTCGACGCGTCCCCAATCGGTTTTCTTCTTGGAGATTTCGTCGTTAATCATTCCTTGTATTTCGTTCTGCTGCTGCCGTAGGTTCTGAATTAACGCGCTTTGGTTTTGGTAGACGGTTTCGCCGAGGGCTTTGTCTACGGCGTGTTCCAATGCTGTATAGGCACGTCCCAACCGGGTAACGGCTTCTTCATGCTTCTTAATTGACTTTTCGGCCTTGCGGTCGCGGCTGTTAAATAGGTCGAAGGCTGACGACAAAAAGCCTATGGATCCTTGAATAATGCTTAACGGGTTGGCGGTGGCTATGCCTGTGGCAATTTGAGAGGCCCCGTCCAACATTCCGCCTATGTCGCCTAATATGGCTTCCGTTTCCTCGTCCATGCTTATACCCATCTTCTTTATGCCGTTTGTCACGCTTCCGAAGCACGACGAAAGGAAGGTTAGGCTACTGCCGAGGTCGCCGAAGGCTTCCTTAAAGCCCGCGCCGACGCTCTTTGCTACGCCTGTTTCTTTGTTAAGGGCGGCGTTCAATATATCGAGCTGTTCCTGTCCTTCTATGGTAAGTTCGCCCTTAATTTTAAGTCCGTTAAGGGTGGCTATTTTCTTGCGGAGCATATCGACGTAACTACTACCTTCCGCCAATAGGTCGGCGTAGGCTTCCTTCGCGGCTCCGGCTAATGTGGTGCCGCTGCTGTTTATCGCGTCGGTATAGTCGGCGTATTGCTTCTTCTTTTCTTCCAACGACTTTACAAAGGGGTCGTCGCTGTCTAAAAGTTTTTCCGCCTTCATCGCGGCGCGAAGCTCGCTTAGGCTCTGACGAAGGGCCAGGAACGGGTTACGGGTGGCTAACTCGTTCTTCGCCTTTTGTAGTTGGTCGTTAATGGCTTTAAGGTCGGCGGGGTTGAACTCTGCCGAAAGGTTGATTTTCCGGCTGTTGATGTCGTTCAAAAGTCGGTTAATCGTGGTCGTACTGAGCCGGGAAATGTCGCTAAACAACTGCCCCCAACTCTCGGAAGCCATAAGACGCTGCGCCGCCAATTTGGAAAGTTCACTTTGTTGCTTGGCGTTAATCTGCGCTATCATGGAAGCGTTGCCCTGTTGCTCGGCTAATGCACGTTGGGCGGCGTACTTTTCAAGTATCGCGGTTTCCTGTTCTTGGTAGGTCTTATATTCTTCTAAAAGTGTGTCGTATTGTTCGCTACCGCTTCGTTTGGAGTATTCCTCGCGCTTCTTTTCAAGCGCGGCTAATGCGGCTTCGGCTACTTGGCGTTCTGCGTCCGTGGCTGATTCTGCGGCTTGACGGCTTAAAAGTTCCTTCTTCCGGGCGTAACTTTCTTCAAAGTCTATCTTCTCTTGAAGGTAGCCCGCGTATTCCTGTAACAAAGCCTTCGTTTCTTCCTTCGCCTGTTGGCGTGTGTCTGCTTCGGCGGTGTTAAGGATTTCCGCCTTCGCGTTATCCACGTCGGAATTATCCCCGGAAAGTTCGGAACGTCGGCGTTCAATGGTCGCCAACATTTCGCTAATGGTCTTGCACTGGGCTAACTCCTGTTGTAGTTGTGTGTCGAAGGCTGAAATAACCGATTCGCGGGTGGCGTTGGCTATCTCGTTGTTAAGGGTTGTAAGGTTCTTTAAGTCGGTAGCGGTTTTGGCTGTCTTGGCTTCAATGGCGGCGCATTGGTTCTCCAAATATTGCAGATAACTGCTGCCTTCCTTCAATAAGGGCGCGAACTCGGAAGCGGCGGCGTTCCTTACGGTTTCGTCGCTGCTTGTTATCCGCTTCAAATATTTTTCATAAAGCGTCTTTCGCTGTGCCAACTGCTCGGCGAAGGGGTCTTTATTGTTACCATTACCGCCACTTCCACCGCTACCGCCGGAAGAAGTTTTAAGGCTCAACCTATCTACTTCTTTTTGTTGGGCGGCTATCTGCCGGGCGAGTTTGGAGCGTTCCGCGTCGGTAGCCGCGTCGTTATAAAGCCCGCGAAGGCGTTGTAGTTCCTTTTCGGCGGTCGCTACGCTTCCTTCTACCACTTGCCCGGCTTGGTTGCCTATCTGCGCTAATATTGCCTGTTCCTGTGCCGTAAATTGGGTTTGTTGTTCTATTAAGGTTTTGGCGGCATCCTGCATCTCGGTTAACTCCTGTTTAGCCCGTGCCTTGGCACTATTAGCCACTTCGATATAATATCCTGTAACGCCGCCGTATTGTCCGCTACTCGTCTGCACGAATTGGCTAACCGTGTCCGGCATAGCGTCTATTTCGGCTTGTTTCTTAATAATTTCTTGGTACTTCTCGGCGGCGAGGTTCTGCGCGGCCAATGCCTTCGCCTTCAAAATACACGCTTCAACGAATTTAGCGGAATTTTTAATAAGAAGGTCTTCGGCTTCCTTGGCGTTTCGGACTTTATAGCCGAGGTCGTTGAACTTGTCGGCGTTATCCTGTACCCACTTTTCGCGGTCTTTTAAGTTGTCGGTTAGTTGGATCCATTCCGCTTGTAAGGCCCGGTAAGCGGCTATCGGTTTCCCGGCGGCTTCTGCTACCTTCTTGTTGAACTCGTCGGCGGCTTTCTTCGCTTCGGCCTGTTTGCTGTTCAACTTGGAAATAATGTAAATAATTCCTGTAATGGCTGCGGAAAGTCCGAGGGTAAGTGTCGCCATAAGTGCTTGGGCGGCGACGGTGGAAATACCCAACGCCCCGGCTAACTTCAAGTTGGCAGCGGCTAACATTTCCTTCGCCTTGGCGACGGTTACAAGCATAAACGCGCTATCCTTGTTTAAGGCGTTGGCTACCTGCTGCAAACCCATTGTTATTGACATAAGGGCCTGCACCTTCAGCATTATTTTTTGAAGGTTTTCGTTCTCTCCGGCGAAAAGGGCTACCGCGCCTTGTGCCGTGCTGAACGCTCCGGCTACGCCACTAAGTCCGGCTATCATTCCTTGAAGCCCGGCGTTATCGTGGCTAAATATTCGGGCTTGGGTCTGTGCGTCGCCTATGGCGTTGGCAAGTCGCCCGGCTTCCTGTTGCAACTTTCGGAAGGTGTCCGTTCCGCGTAGCCCGGCTTCTTCCATTTGTCCTAACTGCTCCCGGACGTTGCGGAGCTGCGTCCTTAACGAAATTTGGGCGTTGGCGTTGTTTCGGGCGGCTTCCTCTGCCTTCCTTAACTGCTGTTCCTCGCGTAGAAGTGCGTCGGCTTGCTTTCCGGCTTCGTTTATGACGGTTTGGCGTAGGGTTATTTCTTCGCGGAGTTGGGCTTGTTTGGTTTGAAGTGCTGCGGCTTCTTCCTTATGCCCTGCCGAAAGGGCCTTAGACGCTTCCACGCCGAGCCGCTTGTATTCGGCTTCCAATTCGGCAATAGCCGCCTTATTGGTGTCTACTACCACGTCTATTTGTGCAAAGGCTTTGTCTATGGCTTGGGCGGCGCGTGTAAAGGCTCCGTCCATCTGCTTACCGCCTAAGACGGCCGCGCCTTGGAACTCCTGTATAGCCTTCTTACTCTCGTTAAGAACGCTAATTAGCTGCTTGTTGGTGCCGGAAATATCAAACGACAGCCCGCCGCCTTGTATATTCATCGGTTTCTGCTGTTTATAAGGTTCATAAGTTGCTCGGCGTTGTCGTCTGTAAGGGCTATTTCGGTGTCGTCGCCGCCGGACTTTCCGGGGGTGGTGCTTCCCTTGCCTTTATCGTCTATGCCGGGCGCGTCTATCATCATTCGTAGTACCTCGCCCCACGAAATACCGTGTAGCAAGTAGTCCAATGTCCAACCGAAGTGAGCGCAGACGGAACCCCGGCGGCCTTGTGGACTTTTTAACCCTGTTGCTCTATACGTGTCGCTTCCGGGTCGCTTGTTCGCGCTGCGCTCATCAACCGCATAGAGTTTACAAAATCCCCTAAATTGCTTACGTTGGTTACTATAATTGCCAAAGTAAGAAGTTCGGAAGGTTTAAGGGTATGGAAGAAAAGCCGGGTAAGGTCGCGCAGGGCTTTCTTGTCTTCCTTCCGGCGGTAGGTCGTTCCGTCGTAGGTGGCTATATAGTAGTCTTCGCCCAATACGGCGACGGCTACCACTTCGGCAAGTTTTGCGGCTTCCTTGCTTGCCAAAGCGCGGGCGGTGCGTAAATAATCGTCGTCGCCTAACTTGGTTTCGTCTATCTCCATTTGAAGCCAAAGAAGGCTAAGACGGTCTAAGGTGGCTAACGTCGGTTCTTTAATCTTGTACGCCCTCGTTTCGGTTATCTTCTCCCGGCGACGGAAAAAGCCCCAAAAGCCCGGCTTACGGCGGTAGTGTGTTACCTCTATATCGAAGTCCACCCCTTCGCCTATCATCTTGCGCAGTTCCGCTTGCTCACGGTTCAACGCTTCTAATTTTTCGTTCTGCGGCATGGTCTTAATAATTGGGAAGGCCCCGGAACAATGTAGCGGGGCCTTCCGGGTTTGGTGTAAATGTGCGGGGCTGCTCGGTTAGGTCGTCTTCTTGATGACGGTAACGTACAACTTTTTAAGCCCGTCGGTATGGGGCTTCTGCACGGTGGCGGTAACTTCAAGAAGAAGGAGGCCTTTCTTGGAAAATTCGCCGTTGAACTTCGCCTTAATCTTGGCGCGGGGAACTTGAAACTTCAAGCCCTTGCGCGGAAGAATGATAAGCGATTCTTCGACGGTTGCCGCTACGTCGGGGTACGCCCAAATATTCGTAGCGATTTCGCCGCCGAAAAGTCGTTTAAGGGTGGTTAGGTCGGGGTTCAT